TCGTTGAACAGGCTGTTGATGTGGTTCGGGTCTACCGAGAGGATGTAGGCCGTGACGCCGGTAAGGGTCTCGTTGTAGTTCGGGCCATCGGTGGTGATCGTGGTCGTACCACTGGAGACTGAGACAGAGGCGATCATGCGTACCTGGTTCGCGCTCGCTCCCGAAGGGAAGTAGAGCCAGTATCCCGTCAGTCCTTCAGAAGCAACTGCCGCCCGTGCCACTCGGGGATCGGTTGTGCTCGCGGTCAGGCCGCTGGCGGTGGCCGTGGCCGTGATCTTCCAGCCCATCCCCCTACAGCCGGGTTCGTCCAGGAGTTGATCTCTGGCATTGCCTCTCGTTGTCATCGGGGCCTCCCCTCAGGCGGCGCCAGCCCAAAGCTAGGCCGAGCCAGCCCTGTCCCCGCCGGCGCCAGCCCGCCATCGCGTTGGTGCAGGCCCGTGGACAATGCGGCCAAATTTCCAAAACCAGAAATGGGGTGAACCGCTGTGATAACACCTTCGAGGACAGCGGCCGTAGCTTCGGCAACTACACCGCTGACCGTGACGATGCGGACGGCCGAGACCGTAGCGGGCAGGGTGGCGGCATCGGCGAGCGCGACCTCGGCGGATATGGTGCGGGCGATCTGTACCGAACCGGCAAGGACGGCGGCTGAGGCCGTGGCCACGGCGCCCGCGATGCTGACGGTGCCAACGGCGGTGATTACAGCCGCGAGAGCGGCTGCACTAGCCGTAGCCACGACACCCGAAATAGTGGTGCTGACCGGCGGGGCCGCCGCCTCGATCTCAAGCGCGATGGCGATCTCGCCGTTGCTACTGGCAAACGTCATGTCTACCGTGGTGTCGTTAAGCTTGTGCTCGGTTTCGTGCCGGGCCGGGTTAGTGCTTGCAACCGCGTGGAGCCCCGTAAAGCCCGAGCCAACGGTCATATCGTTGTCGTCCTGGTACTGGTAAAAGCCGCCGTAGGCCATGTTGTTGGCGCTGCCAAAGGCGGCAAGGGTGACTGTCATAGAGGTATCGGGACCGGAGCTGGAGGCGCTAGCTGACTGGACAACTGCCGCTGAGCCAAGCACATCATCGTAAAAGTTGGCTACCGACCAAAGGCAATAGGATTGTGTATTAGAGCCGAAGTCAATCGTTATCGTCCCCGATTGGTTTGAACTGACCTTAGCGCTAAAGACCGACATACGGGTAATAGTCCCGGATGCCTGGTTGCGAACCAGCGTCCAGGTCACGCCGGTCTGGGTCACGGTAGGAGCAGCGCTGCCAGCCCCTCGCGCACAGACGAAGAGAAGGTTGAGCCGGTCGGCGGTCAGCGCCGCCGTGCCGGTAACGTAGGAGGTCGCGTCCGTTTCACTGACGCCCGATGTGACATTACCTATGGCAAGCGTCATCTAAGTTGGCCCGCCATCGCCTATGGGAACCCAGTAGCGTCGGCTGGAGTGATGGAGGCAATGCCGGAGGCGTTGTAGGCGATGGTGAACGTCCCGCCGCCGGACGCGGTTTCGTCCTGCCCGAAGTCTATCCACCACAACAGCGGGTCAGTAGCCGAAACCCCCGGTGTTACGTCACAGTGCACCAGCCGGCGACCCGTAAAGCCCGAGCCCGAAGACGTCCATACCGTGTTCGCCGCGTCGAAGGTGCTGACGTTAAGCGTGTTGTCATGCGTCTTGGTGCCCAGCATTTCGCCCGTGCCGGTCCCGTTCTCAGCCGTGTAGCCGTTGGCGGTCGAAAGCTGGTTCGTGATGTCGTTGTGGTAGTCGTGGGTGTCCTGGTTGGGCGAATAGGTATTCGTCGTCAGGATCGATGCGATGTTGTCGGCCAGGAAGTCAATTTCCTTGTCGAAAGCGCTCTCGAAGGCTGCCACGAACCAGAAGGCGGTTACTGCCAGTTGATTTGCCTCTCTCTCTGTGCTACGAAGCGGTGCCCGCAAGGGAGAACACGAGACGCGCCTACTTCGCGGTGCTTCCTCATTGCCCGACCTGCACCTGTCATTGACCTACCTGTTTGACGGCGCTATCGGCTGCGGCCGGGACGGCTTGGATCGTGACTGACTTGAATTCGGGCACCTGATGAACTCTCAAGCCCCTCACGACCTTGCGCCACTTGCGGAAGCAGGCTTCGGCGTGGGTTGTGAACAGCTCCCAGTTCATGGTCTTGCCGCAGAATGGACAGTTGTGATTGACGGCGTGAGGGTCGAGCATCTTGCCCTTGAAGGTGCGGGCAAGCATTTCGTTAGGGTCTTCCTTCGGCTTGTCCGGGTCCATAAGGAAGATGTTGGCCCGGTCAAATCGAGGGAAGCTGGCCCTCGCCACGGCCGCGTGAATGACAACTGATTTTCGCATCTACTTTTTCTTGACCTTCTCCGGCAGCTTCTTACCTTTAGAGGCGCTGTCCCATTCCTTGACGTTCCTGGCGCCGCCAAGCGCCTTCCGCCCCGAAGGTGTGTGACCCCAGCGCCTCTGGGCCTTGCTCTTGAAGGGCATCAGTATCCTTTCTTGTGCGCCTTCTTCATCTCGGAATCCTTCATCATGTGCCCACCGGGCATCTTGTGCATGTCCTTCTTCATGGGCATCTTTGTAGGCTTTGCAGCCTTCTTCTTAGGCATTGGTTACCTTTCCTTTCTCCTCACTTCAGCCATTGGCAGGTAACGGTGTAGGTCAGGCTGTCGGCGTCCGCGTGGGTAAAGGTGAAACGCCCCACGCGGGGCATAATGCTGCCGTCCACCTCGGTAAAGTTGCCGTCCGTAGCCCCTGGGTAGATCAGGTAGTCAGTAGTCGCCACGCTGGAAATAGCCACCGCGGCCGTCCAGATCGCTTCCCATCCACCGTTGCCGTCCGGCACCTCAATCGCGGGCGTGACCACGGCCGTATCGGTCTCGGCCGTGGACTCGACGATCAGGATGATCCCTTTGTAGTTGGCCGCGTTCGTGAAGTTGATGGAGTGAGTGGCCGTGGTCGCGGTCAGGGCATAGATTGTCTGGACACCCGGCATAGCCTTAATGCTTGCCACTGCTTACTCCTCCTTCGGTGGCCGGCCCCGCCTCGGCGCCTCGGCAGACTTCCCGGCCAGGGCCAGCATGGCCTCGGTCTGTTGGGTCTGGAGCTGCCGATATTCAGCCTCGCGCTGCTCGTTCAGGTGTTCTTGCAATTGCCGCCATTCGGCCTTGTGCCGGTTCTCGGCATGGGTGCGCTTGGAGCCGTTGTTAGCGAGGTGGGCGGCCGAACAGGTGCGCGTGACGCCGAGCTCATTCAGCACCGCCCTCTCCGGACTCTCCGGGTGCAGGAAGCACTTGACGTTGTTCACCCGCCGCTTGGGGGCCTTGCTCTTGTCAGCGGTCCACATGAAGGAATTGACCGCCGCCTGCGCCTGATAGCGCGGCAGTGTGACTTCCTCCCCCGACTCCATCGACCAGATCGTCACCAGCTTCCGGCCCGGTGACCATTCGGTGAACTGAATCTCCTGCTCCTCGTCCTTGTCCAGGTTGCCGAGCTGGGTCCTGAGGTCGCGGGCCGCCTCTACCCGCTCGATCCAACGCTGGTCTGTAGGTGCTGATGTCATGGGAAACTCCTCTTTCCTGTGCGGCGTGCCCGTTCGTCAAACCAATCTCGGTGTGTCGTCTGGCGCGAGTAGCCGTTTCTCTGCTTGGTTAGGTGAGGCCCAAAGACGCTGGCATTCCTGATCGCTGCGAGGGCCTCTTCGTCGTACCTGATCGCGTCCTGGATGAGGGTGCTGCCCTCTTTCATCTCCAATGCTCGCCTGTACCAGCGCAGGTCATGGCGGTGGTCTTCCGACATTTGCAGCATTAAACCCACGGGGTTTTCACCCTCGACGCTGGGCACGAACAAGGGCGGAATCTTGCCCGCGTATTCGTCGTCCCGGCCGTGGTTGATGCTCGCCCAAATCAAGGCATCGCCGCGCCTCACCCTGATCGTGGTCACGAACCCGCCAGGGGTCTCCTCGACCTTCATCCCCCAGGTCGGTTCATCGGGCGAGAGGATGTGCGACCAGGTTTCAACCACTAGCCACCTCTGCCTTCAGCCGATCCCACTTCGCCTGGTCGATTACTTCCCCACAGCGCTGGCACTTGTCTGTTAAGATTCGCATCGATGGAACCCTCCAAGCCGGACTACGGTATTCTTCGGCGCCGCTACCGCCAGCGATGGCTCACGATGATGCGCCGTTTCTATGGCCCTGAATGGTGGCGGCTGTATCTTCGAATTGCCCGTGAGCTGCGCCGATCCCAGAACGGCCGCACCGATTACTTGGCCCTCTTCGATTCCTTCGGCGCGGATTCTCATCGCCTTCTCCCGTAGAGATAGCCTCCGCAGCGGACGCAGTAGTCGCCCAGCCTGAGAGCAGGCGAGTGCCCGACCCTCCGGCAGACAAACAAGCGTCGATAGAGTCTTGCCAGCATCAGACCTTCCTGAATGCTCCGGATTCCACCAGCGCTTCGGCGTCCTCAGGACTGGTGTTGAACTCATCGCCAAGGGTGAAATGCACTCCCTTGACCCGCGTGTCCTGGACGCAGACGACGCGCACGCGCTCAGGCGTGGACGCCGTTGCTGCCGGCTGCTTCTTTGGCTTTGTCGCCATCGCTTTCCTCCTGTTTTGGTTGGTCCTCTACCTCCCAGCCCGTCTGGTTGAGCACAATCTGGGAGGGTATGACTTCACCGTTTCTGACCTGTTGTAGGAGCTGCATGGTCGAGGCGAAGAAGCCACGAAGCTCCTGCATTTGCTCGGCCTGCCGTCCAAACATTTCGTAGATGTTCATGCAACCACCTGGAGCACTCTGGCCGAGTTGTGGGTGATCTCTACCCTCAAGTCCTTGTCGCTCGGCGGTTCCGTCAAGGAATCGATCATCCTGAAGTCGTAGGAGCCGCCGTGCCGCAATTTCGGCTTGGCCGCGATGTGGATCGGCAACCCTTTGGCCCGGTAGCAGAAAGCCCAGTCTTCCGACAGGTGCTCCCATCCCCGGTCCGTCTCTACGACCAACGGTGTGAACACTGGGTAGAAGTTCTGGATTACTAACGGCACCTGCTTGACGATCTCGTTCACTACGTCCCTGTGGATGGCGATGAAGCCTGTCGGTACGAACGTCGCCGGTATGAGGCGGTCTTCGCCCACGAGAAAACGGCAGGGTTCCGCCATGTGAAAGGTGTGACCGGCACTGAACCCGCGCTTGGGATAGAGGCCGGCAACAATGCCGTGAGTCTCAGCCGCCTTCTCCGCGATGTAGCGAAGGTCGCCTTTCTCCCACTGCATGTCGTGGTCCACCATGAGCATTACGTCACCCGCATCCCTGTCGAGCCAGAAGTGAGTTGCCGCGTTGCTACGGGCGCGGTCGATCAGTGCATCGTCCTGGGCTATCCCATGCACGAGTTCGGGCCAAGTGCGGGCCTCTTCGGAGACACAGAGGTGTGTCCTGCCGTTGAGACCCGCATAGGCGAAGACGTACAGGGTTGCCTTCATCGTTCAGCTCGTCGCAAAAACCAGCCCACCGACCGACTGGTCATAACGCATGTAGATCGCCGTGCCGGAGCTGTTGAGAAACTTCCAGAGCAAGGACTGGTCGGTATTGGATACCGTGGTCAGCACGCCCCTTGAGTCGATGATGGTGTCGAAGGACTCTGACGATTGATTGGTAGCGGAAGCCCCGAGGACGGCCGCCATCTTGACGACCGGCCCAGACACGCCTTCTTGCTGACCAAAGAACAGGTAAGAGCCAGCTGGAGTGACGGGGTTTCCCGCTGTCAGTGTCGAGCCGTCTTCCACCTGAACCTTAGAACGGACACCGGCCTGATAGGTGATCGTGCCCGTGTAGGCCGAGCTGTTGATGTTGATCTCGCCCGTCACACCAAAGGCAGCGGAGATGTTGCCCGTAGAAGTGGAAGCAATGTTGGCTCGCCCATTGATGCCTTCGAGCGTGCCTATCGCAACCGCGGCCGACTGGCGGGCCGTGACCTCCATGCCCGAGAGGGTGGCCGAGTTGGCTACACCCTGGCGCACTTCTAGGAAGATGCCACGGCGAGTCGAGTTGCCAGTCTCGGCGAACGTCCAGCGAAGCTCCCACATTTCTCCAAGGGTGTAGGAGTCGGGGATCGTAATCGCCGCGCCAGCGTGGGAGCTGGTGCTGATGCGCCCGTTCTCATCGAAGATGTAGGGCGCTACCCCTGAAATGAGCTGGCCGGCGGACTGGTCCTCAGCGCGTAGCTGCAAGACGCCCGTGACGTTGGCGCCGGACGCGACCGACCTGCTCCATGTGAATCCTCTGCGTGCCATTTGTCTCTCCTTCCCCGATTAGGCGGGGACTTGAAAGGAAAGAGGGGGCGGGGAGCCCCCTTTCCCTACTACGCGGCCCAGTCGCGGTTGCCCTTCGCGGCGAAGTAGTCTACTTCGTCCAGGGTGTCGCCGGTCGAGGCGTCCACCATGAGCAGGAGCGGGTAGTACAGCGCCGTCTGGTCGAGCGTGCCGGCCTTCATGTGCGCGATGAGGGTCAGACCCTCTTTGTTGGCCATCGACGTGTGCCCGAAGTAGCCCCTGGCAGCGCCGTCCGGGTCGATCTCAAGCCTGGCGATGTAGTACGAGTCCGCGGTCAACGTGGCGTTACACCTGACACCGAGGTCGCCCAGGGTGGTCGCGCCGCCGAGGGCGTACTTGAGCGCCGCCGTGGTCGATTCCGTACCGTCGAGCGATGAATGGAACCTGAAGTCGTCGGTAGTGGCCGTAGAGTCGGCGTAGAAGCCGACCACGTTTCCGCCGTTGTTCGAGGTCAGGGTCGTGCCCGAAAGTGTGAACGGGTTAACCGTCTCCGAGAGGGACACGGTTTCCTGCCACCCGACGAAAATCTGGAGGTCGGTCGCGGAACCCTTCTTGAACCGCGCCTCCATAGCAATCGGACCGTTGGTCGATGGCTGGAACACCATGCCGGTCGTGATGGCGATACCATCACCAGCACCGGCCGCGCCTGAGAACGAGCCCACCCCCCCACTCTCATCGACAACGTTGACCCAGGCCACGTCGCCGCTGATCGCGATCAGGGTGAGGTCGTTGTAAAGCGTGCCGCCCGTGGCGTCCGAAATGGTGGCCGAGGCCTGGTAGCCGGCGAAGTCCTCGAAGATGGCCAGACGCCCGTAGGCAGATTGAATGTTGGGCATTTCTTACTCCTTGGGGGTCCTCCCCAAACTAGGAACTAGCTGGTCGGCGACGTGGCATCGCTGAGATGCCGGTAGCAGAAGACCTGCGTAGTCCCGGACGTACCGGACTTGTTCTCCGCGAAGGCGAACTCGTCGGTCAGGGAGATCACGTCCGCGCCACCACCGAAGTAGATGTCGCGGTCGGTCTCTCGCTTGAGGGACATGCCCATGACTGAGTACACGCCTTCACGGGCGTGGGTGGCGCCGTTGGCGTCCGGGGTCGAGTCCACGGCGATGTTGCCGTCCTCGAACACCATCGAGCCTGACACCTGCCCCTGGAAGCCGTTGCGGAAGACCTGCTCGGTCATACCGGCCGGGATGGCGTAGGTGCCGATGGCCGTGACCTGTTCCACTTGCAGGTCAAAGATTTGGAAGCCGTGCAACACCGTGGAGACCGGGGTCATGGCCGGTTCCGTGGTGTTCGACCGGGCGTTGGCCACGGCCGCCGAGATGTAGCCGGAGGCCATCGGCTGACCCGTCCCAGGAGAGTTGGTGGTCGCGAAAGTGGTGAACGTGGCCAGGTAGTCCTTGTTCTTCTTGCGCTCCATCGCGTTACCGGCCGCAGGCCCCATCAGGGAGGTCACGTTCTTGGAGACCTTGCGATAGGTCTTGTCCGTGACCTTGATGATCACCTGGGTCATCTGCGGTTCCGTGGACTGGACCGAGCCGGAGAACTGCTGGAAGTTGCTGTTTGTCTGGGTCTCTGTGATGTTCTCGGCGTCGATCTGGTTCAGCGTGTACCAGTTGAACTCATCGCCAGTGCCTTCCGGCTGGCGCTTGACTGTGGTAGTGCGCTCCCAAGTGCCGCTCTTCTGCTCACGAATCCGGCGAGCGTCCGCGTAGATGGTGGGCAGGGCATTGCTCAGGGAGCCACTGGTGGTTTCACCTGTCGCCATGTCTTACTCCGTTACTGACCGCGCCTGCGGTCGAGAATTGCGTTGACTGTTTCGATGGGCGTGGCTGGGTCAAGCAGCAACTCATCGTCACTCTTGTAGTTCCCGCTCCCGTCACGCCGGCTCTGAGGTGAACCCTTTGAGCCCTGGGACAGGTACTTGTCCGGGTTCTCAATAAAGCGCTTACGGGCCTCACGCAAGGCGTCCTGGGTGCGCTTGGCAGCCTCAGCTTCAGAGACAAAGCCCTTGCGGGCCTGCTCCTGGCGCGTAGGCTCCATCTCGTCCAGGGCCGCGGCCAGCATCTCGCGGGTGCTGCCAAATCGACGGCGCAGAAATGCCTCACCCTTCTCGGGAGAAGTCTTTTCGGCAATCTCCACCGCCATCTGGCCTTTTACGCCTTCCGCGAAGATGCGCTGGTATACGCCGTGCGTGGTGTCGAAATAGCCGCTGATGAGCTGGGCTTTCTCGTCCGGCGTGTAATCGTCGGAGAGAGTCACCTGTCGCGCTGCCTGCGCCGCCTGGATGTAGAAATCTCGGGCGGCTTTCAGGCGCCCTGTTTCCTCCGCTTCGGCGGCGCGTTCGCGCTGCTCTTTCTGAGTCCGTTCCAGGACTTCGCGCCCAGCGGCCTCACGTTCGGCCTTGATACGCGCTTCTACAGCAGCCGCTTCCGGGTCGCTGTCTGTGCCTTCAGCGTCAGGAGACTGTACCGGTTCGGCCTGGGACTCAGGGACATCCGACATCAACCCACGGTCGATGCCGTCAATACCTGGGTCTGTACCTTCTCCGGCCTGGGTTTCCGTGGCCTCGGTCTGGGTTAGCTCCGGTGCATTTGCGGTAACCAAAAGAAAAGGCCCTCAAGCTGGTCCGCGCTTAAGGGCCTCGACGCGGTGCTGGGGCCTCGGTGGTCTATTCGATTGGCGCTAGTTTAGCACAATTCCGTCCTCTATTTCACGGATGTTGTAAGACCCGCAACGCGGGCAGGGAAGGAATAGCGTAGCCTTGCCCTCAATTGCGGCGCGAAGCAAGAGCCGCCGCTGGCCGTTCGGCATACAGGCGCTCGACCAGCAGCGCACTTCCACCACCGCGGCAATCATAGGCTCAGGCTTCGCCACCGCTACCATCTCTATGCGGCCCTCAGCGGGTCGGCTTTGTGCATGGCCTTCCTCAGCATCCTCAGCGGGTCACGGCGCATGTCTACCGGCAGCATCACCATTGGCGCCGCGAACGGGTCCAATCCCATTCCTCGCTGTTGATAAGCCTGTAAGCCCGCCTGCTCTTGCATCCTGCCCATCTGGGGGTCAGGAGCGCCGCCGAACGCTATCTGTTCGCCTGGGGAAGCAGTGCCGTAGGGGATACCCGAAGCCGCCCCTTCGAGCACGATAGGCTCAGGCAGCGTCAGCATCCCAGGGTTCGCGAAGGAAGCAATGCCCCGCTCGCGGTAGGCGTCAAAAGGCAACCGTGATGGAGCCTCTCCCGCCGTACTCATACCCGAATCCAGCCCCGAGGTGTTGCGATAGGGGACGCCCCGGATCAGGCCCAGGATCAGGCCTGTCAGCTCCGGGCCAAGTTGGGAGAGGGTCCGAGCCATCTGCTGGACGGCTGTCGGCGGCGTGCCCGCTATAGGCGTCCCCGGCCGCCAACTGAAGGTAGACAGGTCCGGGTTCGACCGCAAGAAGCTGGTGAGGTACTGGGCCGTCCGCTCCTCCTCACGCTGCTCCCTGGCCGCTCGGTACGCCTCAGCCTCTGCCCTGCCTCGCGGCCGGTCCAGTTCCGACTCAGGCTCAAGCGGCTCCGCGAACGGTGTCTCGCCCCCTGGAAAGACCAGGTCAAGCAGCTCGTTCCAGTTCGCGGCGGGGAAGGCCCCAAGCCTGCTATCCATGCCGCCTGGCTGAGAAAGGGCCGTCCGCAGCCGCATGGCCGGCGTGTTACGCAGAGGGTCCTGGCCGATGATTGCGGGATTCGAGGTCGCGGTGGCCTGGGCCCGTTGCTGGGGAGACCTAGACGGGGCAGCGGGCTCCTCAATGTCGGAAGAGGCCGAGGCCGCGGGAGAGCCACCCAGGGCCGCGATCAAGGCTGCTATCTGTGGGTTCTGCTGGGTGGCCGGCGATCCTATCTGCATCGAGCCCGGCAGGGCAAAGCTGGGCAGGTTGTCGAGGTTGTAGAAGTCCCGGGCCTGAATCCCCTCGTAACCCATAGCGCGGCCAAAGGCGTCAGCCACGGGGGCGGGATAGCCAGGGGCCGCCGCGAATGGGTCGATACCGCCGCCTCTCACCTGGCCCTGGGCGGAACCCGAGGGAGTAGGGTAACCCGCCGTAGCCTGTCCGGCTCCACCGGCTCCCTGGCCTTGCTGGGCGAAGCGCTTGAAGAAGGCCGATAGCTCCTGTGCCGGGGTCAGCGGCGCGGACGGTGCAAAAGAGCCACCTGTAGAGGTGACGGCGCCTTCCTGGAAGGGACTCGCGGCCTGGCCGGATCGATAAGCCTGGACCTGGAGCAAGGCCTGGAGCCAGGCCGGCAGGGCCTCAGTCGAGCAGCG